CCCTGAGACTCTCTCAAGATGTTAACCTGATGGGCTATCTCCATACGATCTTCCAAGGCCCATGCTAGTTGTTCTCCCATTAAAGCTTGCAATAAATCTTCTGCCTTATCTTTATCCCATATTCTAGAGCTTAATAGCCTATCCCTCATAAATACACGTATGTAATTAATATCTATGCCCATACGATATGAGAAGGTATTAATATCATAGGTAATACCACATAATACACCATTACCCATCAGCCATTGATTGATAATGTAATTATGTATCTTCATCAAAAGACTATCATCAGGATTCTTTTGATATTCTAATGCCATAGCTGTAGTTCCCATGGGTCTTGGGAACCTTACTATCTTACTTTCTTTTTCTGACATACAAATGAGATTTTCGGATATCGGAACTTTCATCATAACCTCTATACTCTAAATCATATCTTACATACAAATTCAAAGATAGGTTATAGAAATATCCCCTATACTTTTTCTTATTCACTGATAAATTAAAAGGTTCACCAGAGATTAAGTCCCTGGTGAATATCAAATTACCTTTCCCCGTTGTTGGGATTTTAAGGCAAAGTTTATAATCTCCTACCTTAAATTTATTGCCATGAAGGTCTAGGATTTCCTTTGCCATATTTTACCTTTTTAGGATTCGAGGGTTTTTTGTCTTGTTTACTACGGTAAGGGTTATTAGGCCTTGGGTCATTTTGGATAATCCCCTTTTGTTCTTCGATTAATTTTTGTACCTCAGGGAATAATTTTTTCCTCAGAGGTACTACCTGCGTAGCGAAAAAGGCATTCCATAATTTCTGAGTAAATGGTTCCCCTACCTTAAGTTTCGAAATTGCCCAGAATTTAGTTTCGAAATTCTTTATTATTTCCTTAAACCGATAATAATAGATATATCCGTACTTTGGATTTATACCTATAGTGGTGTTTTGGCAATAATCTAGAAAATCTTTACCTAATTCGGATATAAACTCTTCCCTTTTAAAATCATAGTTCTCTTGGTCGAGTTTAAATAGTTTGACATAATCTATTGCTTCCATATAACTTTACTTTGTGATTATTAACTTGGGATGTTCATCAGTTATCTGAAATAAATATCCCCTTATATCATCCTCATAGTATGAGGACCAATAAACCCTTCTAATCCGAAAATTATCAAGGATTGCCCCTTTCGGTATGCCCGTAACATAAAGCCTATGCTTAGGCATCATAGGGGTTATTTCAAATTCACCAGTAGTGAGTAAATTACCATAGGTACCATAATCTGGCATATTACCAGTAAAACCTGTAGGTTGTAATACATCCATTACTAAGGTGGTTTGTGGTAATTCTCTTTGATTACACTTGATTATCAGTTTCGATTTACCTATATATAGGTCTTTTACTATTGTCCCAAACATCTGTATATGATTATGTGAGTGATACCATTTTTCTTGAAGTAGAATTGGTTCTGTGAACGTTCCTCTAACTTCTTTAATTCTCTACGAGATTCAGTACAAATTCTTTCTGACTTCCGAAGTATGTCAGATAGATTATCCCAAATAGGTGCCATAGGTTCTACTGGACCTGCATAAACAATTTTGTGTTTAGCATCAATCTGAGGATATTTTGATTTGTACTGATACTTACCTTTGAGGTAAAGCACATTATACTTTTCTGGTTCGTTTCTTTTTGCGTTTTCCATTTTTGTTATTGTTAATGTAATCGGATATATTATCGAGTTGACCTAAAAGCAATGCTTGAATAAAGATGTGTATAGGCCTGAAAAAGAAATTCCTTACGTTATTGGGATTGATATACCAATCGTAAACTATAAAGAATTTCTTAATTTTAGAATGCTTAAGTGAATGCTGAATTAGCCAAGATTTACAACATCGTTTATGTAATTCGACTAACTTTTTATCCTGTTTTAGCATCTCCTTATCAGAGAAGATAGTGTAATCCATTTTGTATGAATTAGAGTGCCCGGAATAAATTACCCGGGCACTGGGTTAATAAAGGGTTATGCAACTTGTTCTGGTTTGAGAACCTTTTTCTTAAAGTCCTCATAGGCTTTAGCAGCAGCCTTAAATTCTTTGGAATTGGTGTCCTTGATACGAGCCATTGCAAGTTCCAATCGATGAAGTTCGTTTCTGGTTTGTTGTCTCCATTTCTTCCGAGCAAGAGTATCAACTACATCCTCCGGATATACGTATTTAACTTCTCGATTGGAGATTACCTGTTCGATGATAGAAGGTTTTTGTTGTTCCTTTACTTCCTTGACAACCCGTTCTTTTTTGGAAGTTTTGGTTTTTGGAGAGAGTTCTACCAATTTAGCATTGGCAAACTTAGTGGCAGCTTCTTGAGCATCTTTTACCAATTCCTTTTTAGTCTTTTTGGCCTTAGGAGCAGAAGCCTTAGTAGTCTTAGAATTTTTAATTCCTTCAAGTTGTTCAGCAACCTTAGTTGCAACGAGGTTAGTAACCTTGGTTTCATTCTTTTTCATAACGTCTATATTAAAATTGTTAATAAAATAAAGTTTATTTCTTTTCTCTATGCAAATATAAGAATAATATATTTTTTATGCAAATAAATTTAAAGGAGTCCAGGTTCTAGGTTTTGATAGGGATTTGTACCTGGACTCCCTGGGGATATATTAACGGATTTAGGAATTAGTATAACTCATCGGCCAATAACGGTTCATTATTTGGCTTATTTAGTTTCTCCTTTGAACGTCTTGTAGCCCAGTTCTCATATGGTGTATATTCAAATGTACGCATAGTTTCATTATATGAGGCATATACCATTTGTTTACGGGTTATTCTTTTCTTGTAAGTTTTCTTAAGATTAGCAAACCAATCTAGATACTCCTGTAAAGTATTAAAGATTTCTTTACGCCCGTCTAAATCAGGATTATAACGGGAAGGTCTTACCTTCCAGATAACTTCGATATAACATTGATGCAAAGTTACGTCTATGGTATATTTGCACCAGGTACCACCAAAGATGGTACCTGTAGTGAATTCTAGTTGACGAGCAACTAATGGTCTAACGTTATACTTTGTCATGATATTGAGAAATTAAGTTGGAAAATCCAGTTGTTTCTATCGAGTTGATTGAATGATATGAACATCCCATCATTATCGGTGAATTCATTCATGAACCGAATTGCAGCATCCGCTAATTGTCCCTTATAGGGATTAGTATCGGCAGTTATAATTGATTCGAAAGTGAATGTATAATAGGTAGTCTCATATATTTGGATTTGGTTGATATCCAAGCAATTGAGTTTGTAATCCTCTTCCAGTTGAATGAGAAGTCCCATTAGAAGATTTAAGAGATGACCCTTTTCATCGGAGTCAAGTTCAAATGTAGATTTCTTGTCTAAGAAATTGCGAACTACCTTAGTTAATTGTTCGTCTTGATTGTAAGTTACTGAGTTGGTTTTCATATTTTTGTCTATATTAAAATTGATATGCAAATATAATCATTTTTATTTTAATAGAAAAATATATCCCTTTTATTTTTAAAGTGGCTGAGGATGTGTACACGCTATAAAAGGCAGTGGATTAGACTGCCTTTCAAATTTAGAGAACCAGGGTATTCTTGGCATAATTGCAAGCATCCTCAAGGATATATGGAGCAGAAGAGCATAAAGCAGCATAGCCAACTCGATTCAAATCATGATTTTTCTTTTCTAATTCCTCTTTGATTATCTTTTTAAGAGATTCCCCAATCTTCTGAGATAACTCTTGAGATTGATAATAGATTCTCAATTGGTTGATAAGGTCTTTTAGGGCTTCATTACTGGGTGTTAAACATTCAGCCTTATCAAGATCTAGGATTCCATCCCCAAGGTCTTTCCAAATCTCAAACCCAATATGAATTATCTCTTCGGTAAATCCCCCGAACTCTTCATATTCGAGTTTAGTACCCTTATCAAATCCCCAATAATATCTGACTAAAGGTATCAGATATCCCGTTAACCTTTGGGGAACTAGATTCTCTATACAATGGTCCAAAGTAATTGTATAGACCTTATCAGGCCTCAGTGTTACTGCTATCCTGCATATTCGCTTTGTTGTCGGGCTCATAATAATGTAATTTTTGGATTACAGCTTGAATGTAAGTATTCTTTTCTCGGTATTGAAAGATAATCGAAATGAGTACTTCATCTTTTGGTAGCAGCATTTGAATTAAATTCCCGGGTACTACTAAAGTTGGTATACATTTGCAGTCTTCCCTGGAAAAATTCTCGATTATCATTTCGGCTCTTTTTATGGGTTCTGGCTTAGTTGGGTCCAAAGTTAGGATTGGAGCAGTTACGCATTCCTTTAAGCCTTTTGTTAAGGCCTCATGTAACCATTCATCTTGAATAGTTTCGGCATTTAGCATAGTCATTTTAATCATATCCGGAATCTATTTAATGTCCATGTTTCGTATAAACAATTTGCTTCTTTGTTCAAGTTTGGGGTTTTAGCCTTACTAAACACCCAAATCTCATAATCTCTATATTCTAAAGCCAATCTACTGAACTTAGAAGTTTGAAAGATTATTAGACTTGAAGTTCTTGATAGCATGTCAGCATGGCAAGTCACCTTATCCGAAGTAATCTTATCCTTAAAAGCCATTAGTAAACTCTCATCTGACTTTTCTTGATTCTCCGTTAGAAGTTTGATAAACTCTACTTCTACATCCTGATTCATGTGTACCTTTCTAAAGGCAAATTTTTCTTTATTTTCCATACTCATCGTTTTTAGATAAGAACTCTTGAGCTAGTTCATCTTGAGTTCTTTCGATTATATTCTTTACTATAGTTTTATTCTCTACTCTAGCCCACATATGTAGCATGCCCAATTGAGCATCCATATAGCAATCTATAAGTGAAGGATCTTTTTTGAATACTTCCCACTGTTTTACGAAGTTCATTCGAATTAAGTCCCTGTAGTCATTATCCGATATACCCTCGGTGTCTATATAAGTAGATACCCTTTTTCTTACTTCCAAAAGGATTTTCTCTAAGTTTTCGGGTAACTTGAACTTATCTGGCAATTGGTGATATACTAAAGCATTAGGTACTAATTCTTCAAATGTAAACTGGTTATCAAAGATGATTCCAGGAAATCTACCCGAGAATATTAGTGGTACCTTATATTGTAGTAGGGAAGGTACTACATCATATACACAACGTAATGTTTTTGGTATTCCTTATATAGGCCAAAATATAAGTTTTCATCGAATATTCCAGATCTCCTCATCATTGCTAGTAGAGTATGATAAACTGTATTAATATGCCGATTGTTTAAATTGAATACCAAGTTACCATCCTTAATAGCAATGAGTTCCTGGCAACATCTTTTTCGTTTAAATAAGCTCATGTGATTAAAATGTAAAGTTAATGTATATGTCTCGATTTCCCTTTAAGAATGTCTCATGATTTGAGTCTTCATATTTATGACAGGCATAAGTTTGAGTAGCTCTATCAAAATGGTCTCTTACCCATACTGGTGCAGTATCGGTGGGTTTTAATTTAAAGTAAGTACCTTGATTAATCTTATTAACCTTAGTTTTCTTGTAGTCTTTCTGTATTCCCATTTTCCTCAAGATTATTTGACTTAAAGCTTCATATATGTATTCTTCTGGACTTTCCTTTGTATTAGGAAAAATATTCATAAAAGTAGAAAAGGTTACATTTACTACTTCTCCTTGAGGATTAGTCATAAGTAAGTGTACCCGATTATTAGCAGCTAAATAAAAAGCATCCAATTGATAAAGGTCATCAAACATCCTTATTTTAATAGATTCAGATAATTGAATATGAGGAACTCCTCCAGATTTAGTTCCCTCTGGGTCTAGAAAATCTTTCCTACAAAGGAAAGATGCCATTAATTGTTCAAGGTTTTTCATATTTTTGTCTATATTAAAATTGATATGCAAATATAATTCTTTCTTTTTAAATATGCAATATCCTGATATAACTATGGGAGCTTACTATTTCGGAGGAATTGAGATGCAAATGAGCCATCTTCTTTTTCTTCTTCCCCGAAGTCTTCATATTGATATAACTCTGGGTCTTCTTCATCTGGATCTATATTCATCTCTATTTCTCTTCTCAATTCATGATGTTCCTTTGAAAATGAAGCCATTGCTCCCTTATAGTCATCCGTGATTTGCATTAGCTCGGCTTTATTCAAGTTAAGCCCCTCCTTACTGGTATCTACTCCCTCTTGTTTAGTAGCAACAACTTCTGGTAAACTACTGAGGTCATATCTTGACTCTAACAGTTTAGCTTCTTCGGTTTTATCCATTACCCTTTGGGATTCCAATACAATTTGACGGGCTTCTTCAACTGTGATAGCATTTTGCTGAGTCACATTGTTCTGTTGATTAAATTGAGCAAATATATTAGTAGTGCTCCCTCCAGTAAGATTACGTACAATTGATTGAAGTGAAGTAGAAGATTCAAGTTTTAATTTAAGTGCTTTTCCTAATTCAGAAGATATGAAAGGTACATATTTTCCACCCTGAGACTCTCTCAAGATGTTAACCTGATGGGCTATCTCCATACGATCTTCCAAGGCCCATGCTAGTTGTTCTCC